AAAGAATTAGGTAAAGGTAAAGTTGAATATGATGGCGATTTAGATACCTTGTTTACTCAGGATATACATAAGTTTGCTTTCTACAACATGACAGATACCGATTTAGTGTATGAATTGGATGAAAAACTACAACTAATTAATCTTGCACGAACAATATGCCATAAAGGTCACGTTCCATATGAAGATGTATACTATGCATCTAAATACCTGGATGGTGCTGCAATCGTTGATTTGAAACGTAACGGGTTTGTTGCACCTAACAAGCAGTTCCGATTCATCGAAGAAGAAACTGCAGCAGACGCATTAGCCGGAGCTTATGTAATGCCACCAGTACCCGGATTGTATAAATGGATATATGACTTGGACTTAACATCTCTGTATCCCAGCATCATCATGACACTAAACATATCACCGGAAACTAAAGTGGGTGTTATTGATGATTGGGATGAAATGTGTTTGTTACCATCTCGAACAGAACCCATCAAAGTTCGGTTAGATCGCACAATCATAACTGATGTTAAACAATGGTTAACTGCAAATAAATACACAGTTGCTAGCAATGGTACAGTGTATCGTACGGATATCAAAGGATTCTTACCCACAATTCTGGAAAAATGGTTTGATGAACGAGTAGAATTTAAAGATAAGCGCGATGAATATGCTGTAGGTAGCGAAGAATATAAATTCTATGATGCTATGCAATTAACGCAAAAGGTATTGCTCAATTCATTTTATGGCGTATTAGGTCTTAAAACATTTCGTTTTCATGATTTGGACAATGCTGGAGCAATCACCGCAACCGGTCAAAGTGTAATTAAATTTTCTGCAAAAGTAATTAATAGTCATTATGAACAAGAAATTGGCCAAGATCATTTTATTAATGCAACAGGTGGACGTGCCCAGTTTGCATTCTACACGGATACAGATTCCACTTTCTGTAGTAGTTTACCACTTATTCAAAAGCGGTATCCTGGCTTTGATGAATCTGACGAACAATTCATGATTGCAAAAACCAATGAAATTGCTGATGAAGTGCAAAGCAAAGTTAACACCATGTATGCTCAATATGCACAGGTATTTTTGAATGCACATACACATCGTTTTCAGATCAAACAAGAATATGTAGCCAAGTCCGGCCTGTGGATCGCAAAGAAGCGTTATGCACAATGGGTAATCTTCAAAGAAGGTAAACCTACAGACAAAATGGATATCAAAGGATTGGATGTAGTTAGATCTAGTTTCCCAGATGCATTTAAAACAGTGATGAAAGAAACATTGTGGTATATCCTGAAAGGCAAAAGCAAACAAGAAACATCCACCATGATTCTGGATTTCAAGAAAAAAATACAGGATGCAGCTACTCCAATTTTAGATGTAATGAAAAATTCCGGCGTTAAAGAAATAAGCAAATACACAAAACGTCGTAAACCATTTACGGGGTATATTACCGGAACCCCAGCCCACGTTAAATCAGCAATCAATTTCAATGATATGCTTTCACAATTAACTACGGATGTAGTTACTATCAAAGATGGCGAAAAAGTTAAATGGGCATATCTACAGAATAATCCATATGGATTTGATACCATGGCACTACGAGGTTATCAAGATCCGCCTGAGATTGTAGAATTTGTTAACATGTATTTAGATCGTAACAAGCAGTTTGAACGAGAACTTAAAGGCAAACTAGATGATTTTTATGCGGCAATGAATTGGGGCGGATTACCAGAAAATAATAATGCTAGCAAGTTCTTTTCATTTGGAAAGTAGCAAACATTTATCTATAATAAATAAAAAAGTTATGTACGGCAAACAGCAATGGCGAGGCAGAGAAGTAGAAGGTCGATATTCTGATATCATGACTCTGTTCGTAAGAGAACTAGGCGATGGCATCGATGTAGAAGATCTTCGAACATATCCGCATTATTATTTTACAATTGAATATGTATCTAAAATGATACGAACAAATGATTCTGATCATTTTCAAGCAATTCGAGACATTCTCGATGATACCCATTGTGCCGTAACTATCGAAGCTAATAAAGACACTTTAAAGAACATTCCCCCGGATCTATTTAACCGATGCCACATTATCTATCGAGTACAAGATGATGCAGTACAACTGCTAAAAGATACCGATACGTTCAGTGTAGATGCTGGTTGGTATCGCGTTCATCAGATTACTAAGTGCAACATGATGGAAATCACTCCAGATAACTATAAATTTGATGAAGAATTATGAAATACAGCGTAGTAGTAACATTTAATATCGAAGGATTCCATTGTTGGCCAGAAGCTAAAGATGTGTTTCCAGAAGTAGCATTTTTGTCATACAGACACCGACACATGTTTCATTTTCGTTGTTATGCATCGGTAACACATACAGATCGAGATGAAGAATTTATTTTGCTGAATAGAAAAATTCAAAAAGGTCTTCGCATAACATTTACCAGTCCTATAACAAATGTTTTAGAATTTGATAGGATGTCTTGTGAAGATATTGGCGAATGGATACTAGAATCATTTCCTGCTTTGTACAAAGTAGAAGTTTGGGAAGATGGAGAAAATGGAGCAATCGTAGAAAGAGATTAAAATCATGACAGACAAAAACATTAGAACACTTTGGTATTTTGGTTTAGAACCACTTAAAGCAAGATACACATATCAGCTTTCAAAAGAATGGATGCCGGCAACCTTCAAGCCGTATGAAAAGTTAGGAGCTATTAAGTTCATAGATGTGCCGGGAGATTTTGATCCGGATCAACAAATCAAAGTAGGTGCGGTATTGGATGCGGTAGGTCGGGGTAAGTTTGCTATGTCACAATGTAGCAATTTCCTGGATATGCTTAATATAGATTTAGTTAAAGATGGCGATATTATTTTCTTGCAGGATTATTGGCATCCCGGAATCGAATCTATTTTGTATGCATTAGATCTATACGGCATCAATGTGAAGATATATGCAATGCTACATGCACAAAGTGTAGATGAATATGACTTTACTTGGCCAATGCGTAAATGGATGCGAGGCTTTGAATTAGGTTTAGATAAACGAATGACAGGAATCTTTGTAGGCTCCACCGTTCACCGAGATCAACTCCGAGCGGCTGGATTCGAAGCACCAATTCATGTAGTATCATTGCCGTTGCATAAACAATTAACTTTAGCTAAATATCCTGCATATAACCCTGCAAATCCTCGTGAAAATAAGATTGTGTATTCAAGTCGTTTAGACAAAGAAAAGAATCCATTCTTCATGATGCAGGTAGCAGAACAGTTTCTTAAAGATAATCCTGATTATGTTTGGAATGTAACTACATCTGGCAAATCATTTAAATCTATGGTACCAGGGGTTGTCGAAGCAATGGAAGAATTATCTAAACAACAACCTAGATTCAAATTGTTAAGCAACTTAACAAAAGAAGAATATTATCATGAATTAGCAACAGCTCGTATTCAATTTAATAGTTCACTTCAAGATTATGTTTCTTGGACAGTATTAGAATCTACTTGTTTTGGCTGTGATGTAGTATTTCCAAATTTTAGATCATTTCCAGAATTTATTCCAGCAAACCGATCGTATACTCCATTTTCAGTAGAATCAGCAGTTTCGGTATTAGATCGGGTATGTAACAATGATTATAATCGTTATTATGATTTTGCAGATACGGCAGATTTAGGTAGACGAACTGAAGCATTCATTATGGTATCAGATTATGATCAAGAATTAAACGTTTGGCATGAATCAGCATTTTGTAATCATTTAATTAATGAATATTTTAAAAACAAAGGTAACGAATGAGTAAGAAATTTATATACTATCCATCACTATCAGCAGGATCGATGGTATCTGCATTCAAAAAGGATGCAAAATTTGAGGATGGTACCACAATGAGATTCTTCTCAAAGGACTATCCTGAAGAATGGCGACATCCTTATTTTTTGATCACTGCAGGTCACCATTACAAGAAAATGGACTTTCGTCAGCAAATAGGTCTTGATGATGATGTGTTAGTGTTTGGTGATTCCGGAGGATTCCAGATTGCTACTGGTGCACTAAAATGGGATAGCACGATACGTGAAAAGATTTTCCATTGGTTAGAAGCTAATAGTGATGTAGCAGCAAACCTAGATATTCCACCTCGCGTTACCTTTGAGAATCGTTTTCAAGATTCAATGGATATTTCTTTTGATAACTTTAAATGGTTTGAAAAACATCAGTCAGGAAAAACTAAATTTTTAAATGTTATTCAGGGTACATACAATGAAGAATATAATACTTGGTATCATAAATTCAAGGACTTTGATTTCAATGGATGGTGTATTGGTGGTCCTAAGCGTTTGGTAGATTTCATGTACGTGATTGCACTAATGCTGCAAGAACGTGAATTCGAAAAGGCTCATGTGCAATATGTTCACTTACTAGGAATCTCAAAAATATCAGATTTCTTTATTTTATCTACTTTGCAAAAACTTCTCAATGATTTGACTAACGGGCGAGTGCAATTATCAACGGATTCATCGTCGCCAGGTCAGTATCCAGTATATGGTACATATCTGCATTCCGGCAACTATAAAACGCAAACATTTACAGAATTGTATTTTCCTAAGAATGCAGAATATCGCAGAAAGACACATATTAAGAAAGGCAAAGAGTCTGTGGAGATTGATAAGACAAAACATGTTCCTTGCAGTTTAGATTGTCCAGCGTGTCGAGACTTTACATATGAATATTTAGGCGGAGAAACGGCAGATGGACTAGATCGTTATTCACAGGAAGGTATGCCACGTATGGTTGTGCATAATACACATCTTTATGTTGATATTGCCAAGGATATTGATAAAATGGTAGATTCCCATGTAGAATTGTTAGAGACAGCTATACCAACGGATCTATTCAATGTGATATTATCATTGCATGATATGTTTGCTGACCCAGACAATGCAATGCATGTATATGCAAAGTATAAGAAAACATATAAAAAATTCGGTGGTGATTCTATTTCCACAACCGATGCAAACAAGTTCGCAGAATTCTTTAAATTTTAAAAGGTAAATAATGGAAAAAAGTAAATTGCAATCATTTATTAATCGA